GGTGTCAACATCCGCAACGGCGATGCTCTCAATGCGTTCATTGATGATTCAATGAAGTCGTTCAGCAGAGTTCGTGGCGTTCTCGACGTTACTGCTGAGCAGTACATGCGCCTCAACGCACAGCTTCTCAGCTCGGCCGACATTCAGGGCTCTCTTGTTGGTCTTAGTCAGCAGCAGGCCGTTGCATATTCAAGAGACCTAGTTGCTGAGCGTGACCGCTATGCCGTCATGCTTGGTTCAACTGAGGCCGCAAACGATCTGCTGAAGGCGCAGCAGCGTGCCGCAAGAGCAGGCGTTGTGCAGCGCATGCGTGAAGGCGCAATGACCATGGTGGCAGCAAAGCAGGCAGGCCTCAGCGATGAGCAGGCCATGGCCGCAATGCGTATCAGGGCCAAGGGCAGAACGGCAAGCGCCGCCGAGCAGACACAGCTGCAGCAAATCTATGGCCAGATCGGTGTTGCACGTGAGCAGCAGATTCGCAACGCTCAGGAGACAGGTGGAACAGGCGCACAGCAGGGCGTTGAAGCCCTGTGGGAGCGCTTGACAACAGGCGCTGAAGATCAGATCGAAGCTGGCATGAAGATCTATGGTCGTGAGCGTTCTGGTGCCGTGGCAACAGACGCTGATCTCGCAAGGTCTGGAAAGGCCGCCGAGGGTTCAGCCTTCGTTGCAGGCTTGAGCCAAATCTTCAACCAAATTTCTTCGGTGCTTAACAACTCATTCGTTGCCGCCGTCACATCTGGCACGGCCGCACTTGCCGCCCTCACCATCAGCGCCTTCTCGGCATCACGTTCTCTTGGTCTAATGGGAGGCGGAAGCATCCTAGGTGGCGCCAAGAGGCTCGGCGGCAGAGTTCTAGGTGGTGCAGCAGGAACCCTTGCACGTGGTGGCAGTGCCGTTCTTAGCGGGGCCGGTTCTCTTTTGGGTCGTGGCGGTGGAATGTTGGCTCGTGGCGCTGGTGCGCTGACAACTGGTGCAGCTGGAACGGCAGCAGGTGTTCTTGGTGCTGGAGCTGCTGGATATGGTCTAGGAACCCTCATTGAGAAGAAGACTGGCATTGGCAGCAAGATAGGTCTCGGTCTCTATGATTGGCTGCATGGTGACGAAGAGAAGGCAAGACAGGTCGCCGAAGAAAAGGCGATGCAGGAAGCAGTGGCCAGAGGTAGAGCTGCTCGCGCCGCTCGTGAGGCGGCATCAGTTCAACCTGCCGCAATTCGTCCTCCTTCGGTCACTCAACCAGGCCAGTCAACCACCGAGGAAGCAGTAAATAACCTGTCTGGTACCACCAGTTCCGATGAATCAGGAAACAAGAGCATGACCGTTCAGGATATGACGGCTCATGACTACCTGTCCTCAATCGCCGACAACATGGTCCAGGCGGTGAAGCTGCTCCAAGCAATGGCCGCCGCAGGTAATGAAGCACCGCTGAATGAGGTCGCTTCACGCATGCGCTCTGAGCCATCGAGACAGGTTCCAACGGCTAACTCATTCATTACTGGTCGTCAGACGGCCAGCTAACATAGGATAATTCATGGCCACCTGGCAAAATTACTGGCGCATCATTACACCAGCATCTCGCAAGGAGATGTACAAGCGCCCATCCGTCAACCTCGACGACGGCATGGACCTCAACAGCGCTGGCTACGCCTCATTCTCTACTGTTGCCTGGTTCTCAAATTTGCTTAAGGGCTCAACCGCCCGCATGCAGCGCTACAAGCAGTACGACTCGATGGACCTTGGCGACGTCAACCGCGCCCTCGACATCATCGCTGAAGAGATGGCCGCTGCTGACAAGCGCAATGATCTTCCGTTCGTCATCAACTACCAGACTGAAGACAACCAAAGCATCCCTGACACAACGGTTACAACCGTGCGTGCTGCGCTGCGCCACTGGTCAAAGTTCCATACTCTCAACCGCCGCGTGTTCAACATCTGCCGCATGATGGTCAAGTACGGCGACTGCTTCTTCAGAAAGACTTCAGATACAAAGACTTGGGAATACATTGACCCAACTCGCGTCATCGGCATTGAGGTCGACGCTGAGGGCAACAAGGTTGCCTACCACATCCGCCCGTCAAGCTTCCAGAATTCAGTTAAGGGTGTTCGTTACCAGGGCGCAAATACAACTGCAGATGCGGTTGAAGTTACGCCGGCTGCGGCAATGATTCACTTTACGCTGTCTGACGATATGGGCTCTTCAGCACCATTCGGCATGTCAGTTCTTCAGGCCGCCTTCAAGGACTTCCAGAAGCTGTCAATGCTTGAAGATGCTGCCATCATCTATCGTATCGTGCGTGCTCCTGAGCGCCGCGTGTTCTACCTCGATGTCGGCAACATGCCACCAGTGCGTGTGAAGCAATACATTGAAGGTGTTCGCAACGACATCCGCCAGAAGCGCATGCCGAACACTGCAAACCATGAGACGACGGATTCGCAGTACAACCCAGAGTCGATTCAGGAAGACTACTTCTTTCCTGTCACCGGCTCAGGCCGTGGCTCACGCGTTGAGACGCTGCCGGCTGGTGCCAACTGGGAAATTCCAGAGCTCGACTACTTCCTTGACCGCGTGTTCCGTGCACTGCGCGTTCCATCCTCATACATGCGTGGTCAAGAGAAGACGCCACCAGGCGCAACTGACAACGATGGTAAGGGCGGCGTTGCATACATGGAAGAGCGCATCTTCTCCAACTTCGTTATTCGCCTGCAAGCAAGCGTTGACTCAGTGTTCGACGCGCAGTTCAAGGCATACCTTGCCGCCACTGGCGTCAACATCGACCCAGAGCTGTTCACACTCAAGCTCATTGAGCCGCAGAACTTTGACATCTACCGTCGTGCAGCAATCGATTCCGAGCTCGTAACTACCTTCAAGGCAATTGAAGAGACGAGCTACATGTCGAAGCGCTACATGCAGGAACGCTACCTTGGCATGACCAAGGATGACATCCAGATGAACGAGGCAATGCTCAAGCAGGAGCGCAACATCCAGGGCGTTGTGTCCGTTGATGAAATTCAGCAGATTTACGACCCAGTTGTCTACGAGAACCGTGACAAGATCAAGGTCGATGCTGAAGAGGAACCGCCACCAGACGGTGGAGAGGCTCCAGCCCCTGAGGCCGGTGCTGAAGAGCCAGCTGAAGAAACACCGCCAGCCGAAGAGCCAGAAGCATGAGAAAAGCGCCAGACACTAAGTTCTGGCGCTTTTTCACACTTCGTGGACAGTTCGGTATAAATACCGACGAATACTTTCAGGTTGACTCGCGATTCCCGAGTCCTTAAGGAGCCTCAATGAAACAGCAAATCCTCATCGAGCACTTCACTCCAAGTGAGGCACAGCTTACTGAGTCTCGTGACTCTCAGAGAAACCTCTACCTGGCCGGCCGCATGATGGCAGCCGAGCAGAAGAATTTGAACGGTCGTAACTACCCACGCTCTGAGATTGAGCGCGCGGTTGGCCTCATCAACGGTCGTATCAAGGAAGGTACGTCCATCATGGGTGAGCTCAACCACCCAGACAACCTCTCCATCGACCTCAAGAACGTTTCGCACGTCATCACTGAGGCATGGATGGACGGCAACAACGCCGTCGGCAAGTGCAAGATTCTCAACACCCCATCTGGACAGATCGTTCAGAACCTCATTGAGGGTGGTGTTCGTCTCGGCGTTTCCTCACGTGGTACCGGTAACGTGAACCATGAGGGCATCGTTGAGGACTTCTCGTTCGTCACGCTTGACATCGTAGCCCAGCCATCTGGCCCAGGCTGCTACCCAGACGTCGTTCGTGAAGCTCAGGAAGACAGAAAGATTCTGTCCCTCGCTGAGGCAGTCGTCGGCGATCCAAAGGCACAGAAGTACCTGAAGGAAGCAATTCTCAAGTTCGTTGATGGCCTTACCAAGAAGTAAGGAGCGTCATGGAACTTCTTCAAGAACTGCTCGTCATCAACGGCAACAATGATAAGCGCCTCATTATCGAGGCGATGACACTTGAGAAAGGTGCTGCCAAGGTTGGCCTCAGCCTTGCCGCTGCCAAAAAGTGGTCTGAGAAGTGGAAGGCATTTGCTCGCAAGAATGGCGGTGTCAACAGCGCTAAGGCGTTTCCTGATTTCAAGGAAGCCGAATCAACTGTCATCGTCAACAAAAGGAAGCAGTTCGTCTCTGACGAAAAGCGCGCTGAGCTTGCTAAGGTGTTCAAGCTGATTCAGCTCATCTACCTCGCATCGTACAAGGTGCAGGAAGGTGCGTTCGACACTCCTCCAATGCCACGCCGTGATGCCGGTAAGGCTGAGCACAAGGCTCGCCTTGACAAGCTCGCCCCAGCTGAGCTGCTTTCGAAGATCAAGAAGGACGCCGCTGAAGAGCGTGGTACATCTGATCTTTCTGCTGGCGACATTAAGGGCCACGCAGAGCGTACTGCCACCCGTCTAGGTCACAAGGACAAGGGTGCGTACTGGGAAAAGATCAAGCACCTCGTTGAACAGATCAACGAAGGCGCACCATCGAAGCTTACACAGGCGCTGTCTTCTGTTGGCTACCATGGTGAGGTAGGTGGAAGGGACAAGAATGGAAACTACGTTTTCCGTCGTGGCTATTTCTACCGCATGGGCAAAGATCATGAGGGCCACACGAAGAGCGTCATCAGCGCTCTTGACAAGCTTGGTCTAAAGCATACAGTCGTCGACCATGGCGACAAGTGGGCGCCGTTCAGGGGTTCAGCACCAACGTCTAAGAGCTCACATTTCTACACCGTCGTCAAGCTTGACCCTGAGCAGATCAAGGCCATCAAGATCGACAGCGACGGTAAAGTCGTCAAATAAGGAACACGAACATGGAAAACTCACGTCTCGGCCGCCTCGCTGGCATCGCCGATATTCTCACGGAGGCCAAAAAGAAGAAGGCCAAGAAGTGGGTTGCCAAGGTCGACACAAAGTGGACCCCACCAGAGGGCTTCTTCAGCAACAGCTCAACTGAGATTGTCAAGGGCCTGCTCGCCGCACCAGGTGGTCACGCTAAGGCAATGTCACGCTTGAACTTCTACATCAACCGTGCCGGTTCCAAGCTCAAGGGTGAGGATAAGGAGCGTCTCGAGAAGGCCAAGGATGCGCTCTCGAAGAAGATTGCAACCATGAAGGAAGAGGTTGAGCAGGCAGCACGTCGTGCCGGCGTCGTCATCGAGCGCAAAAAGGTAGATGACAACGAAGACCCAGATATGGAGCTTCCAGCCGACGACAGTGATGCTTCAGCTGAAGACCCAACGGATGAGGATGAAGAGAACTCACTTCCAAAGATCGTTCTGAAGATCGCCAAGAAGGCAGTCGGTAAGAGCGAGGAAGAGCTCGCCGATCTTCTCATGAAGGTCTATGACGCTGGCTTCAAGGACGGCGTAAAGTCGACTGAAGAGGAAGAGCCAAAGGACGACGAAGAGGGCGAGGGCAAAGACAAGAAGGATGACAAGGAAAAGGTTGATGAGGCTGCCAAGCCTAAGGAAACTGAGGTGAAGGTGGACGTTCCAATGACGTTCCACGTTCGTGCATTCTTCAACGAAGGCAAGCCTTCATCTGAAGAAAAGATCAAGAAGGTCGTAGCGGCAACCATCAGCGACATGCTCGATGATCAGGATCGCTTCCTTGACACGCTGTACGAGTTCAACGTGAAGCCATCTTCGGTATCGGTCACCGTTTCTAAGGGCAAGTAATGAAGCTAGAGCAACTTCGTAAGCTTTCAGGTTTGGCTGAAGCTGCTCTTCCTGTTGGACAGCACTTCACGCTCAGCGATGAAGGCAACATGAAGAAGGCGGTAGATGCGCTGCTCGAGGCGGGCCTCGCAGTTGATCTGGCGCTTTCAATGGGTACGTACTACTTCAACTTCAAGAACGAGGATTCGATCAACGAAGCTCGTAAGGTAGTGTCGAAGGTTATTGACAAGAAGAAAGAGTCTCAGTGGAGTGACAAATGAAAATCAAAGAGCTGGTTGAAAAGGTCGACACTGACACGTCTAAGGACGCTACCAAGAAGGACATGAAAGACGGTAAGTCATCCTTTGACAAGCTGAAGAAAGCTGCTAAGGACCTCGACGTCGCCAAGAAGGAGCTCAAGAAGAACCCATTTGAGGCGGTTGTTCTTGAAGGCAAGCTTGAAAAGCTCATCGACAAGTACCTTGACGCCAACAAGATGTACCACTTCGAGGGTGACACTGGTGTGAAGCACCTCGAGAAGCTCGTCAGCGACATCGGCTACAAGGGACATGGCTTCAAGTACGGTACTCCAGTCGAATCATTCCTCTCG